TCCTTCAAAACTTGCGTATACTCTTTTATTCCATCTGTGATGACAAGCACCACCACCTTTGTAAAACCAAATATCATAAGTATTGATTCCTCGTGGCCCCCACCCTTCATTAACTACTTGGTTGCCCATTTGTAGGATATCTTCTTTTCTGTAAATCTTATTAGCTGCAATCATATTTTTACAAAACTTTCTACTTTTTTCTGTAGTATCTCCTGCATAAACATAACGAGTAATAAATTTAAAACCATCTATAGTTTCGTCTTGTGACGATTTAGAGTTGGGTCTTGCAGTTCCTGTACTGACTAAGTTTACTATCTTATCAAATAAAGACAATTTAACGCCGTTTAAAAGCATTTCGTTCTCTTTATCGTCATTATCATAGTCTACCTCGTATTCGTCTATTAAAAGCCAATTTTGGTTAGGCTCTTCTCCTTTCTCAATTAACGCATTCGATATAAAATCGTCTTGTGAACTTAACTCCGTTCCTGTTTCTTGTGCTACTTGCTCTTCAGTTTGAGCATTTTCTAAATCTGTAAACTAAAGTGGTTTAAGAGTTTTAAAGAATAGGTTAAGACTGATTCCGTTAAATGCTAAGATTCTATCAATAGCACTGAGTAGTATTTCTTGTTTTGGTCTTACAACTAAGTTATCGAATAATACAAAGCTATTTTGTAACTCATCCGCATTTGAACTAAAACCATTCGTAGAAGCAATACCAAAAAGTAAAGGACTTGTAACGTTGTGCGATAACATAATCTTACGCATGCATTCTTCGCTCAAAGTATTGTACAAATCAGGCGCATCGTTTACAGGCATAGCGTCAACTGTAGTCTTAGACTCTGAGTTGTTATTGAATGCTACGATAACCTTGTGTCCGTCTGTTCCTGAAAGTTGGCTTAATACCTTTGATTTAATGATATCTTGTTCTTCAGGTGTAGGAACTCCATTGTTGAAATTTACGACTATACGCCCCGAAAATCCTCGGTTCACTTCGTTTATCAAATAATTCGATATGTCTTCTTCCAATACTGCGTAAGGTATACCACCTTGATAATCTACGTAGCTAAAGTATTTCATCCCTACAGAGTAAGGCTGAACCATTAGTATCTCTACTTTATCATTTCCAAATCCAAAAGCTGGGATTCTTTCAGGTGCATAGTTGCGTGTATCTTCCCAATTATTAGAATAGTAATACGCTTCTATTTCCCCGTCTTTATTACACTTTTCAGGTGCTAACAAATGCACAGGAATATGATAAAGTTTTTGTACTTTCTTTCTGTCAGCAGTATAATGTACTTGGAACGCTGCTTGTCCTAACATCTCAAAATCTAATACTACCTTACGCAAGTCTTCAGCACTACACATAGCTTTCATCTGAGCGTACTCATTAGGCTTTTTGTTAGCATCGGTAGCACTTAACCCTTTTCCGTAGATTAGACGGGAGATATTGTTTATTATGGCATTGTTAGTTGTGGAATTCTTGTAACGATCCATAAGGAAAGTATAGTAAGAGTTGTTCTCACCATAAGTTACCCATTCATTACGCTTTGATTCTTCTACTACAGGCGGTTCGTATTGCGCCAGTTTAAGTACGTGTATATTACTCATATAAAATAAAGTCGTTATTTGACGTATTCACTACATATTGTCCATTGTTTACGCTAAAGGTTGGTATAGCCTGATTAGTACAGAATATCTTATCCTTGTAAACGATGTCCGTGTTTTGCTTAAGTGTTAAAGTATAAAAGTGATTTTGCTTTAAAGAGAAAGTAGCCGTGATAGTATCATAGTAACTACCCGTAACGCTTGACGTAATAGTTACGTTTGTAGTAACACCCGTTTGCTCATCCGTAATTTGTAGCGTATTGTACGCACTCGAACGAGGGATGAAACTAAAAGTCTGCGCTGTTGCCGTCTCTTGTAAGATAATCATATTATATTAACTTTAATGTACTCAAATTGTTTTGTAAAAGAAAAGGGAGACCGAAGCCCCCCTAATCTAAACACTATGAAAGAAACACTATGAAGTGACAATAGATGCTGAAGACATTACGGTAACAAGACCTGCTTCAGTTGAACAATTCAAGAAATTCGCTGGGATGTTCTCCATACCTGTGAAAGTAAGTGTGTATCCGTTTAAATCTCCCATTGCAGTACCATTAGAGATAACACCGGTAGCCATATCCATTCCACGCTCAATACCAGCAAGGAAGTATTGACCTGCACGTGTTCTAACGATGATGTGAGGTCTTCCGTAAGCCAACAATTTAACCAATTTGTGTTTAGCAGCAGATTGCTGTTTCAACGTAACAGTTAAAGTTTGCTCTACAAAAGTAGTTCCGTTATCACGGCTTGAAGTAATAGTTTGCTCGAAAGAGTTTGCACCCTTCAAGTCAAACTTGTACATAGTAGCTACACCATTGATATCATCAATTTGATCCGTGTTAGTAGCATTGTAAGTAATATCGGTAGCTGAATAATCTGCATAGTTAATTAGATACAAAGCATCCAACCCACCAACTGAAGACTTACATGGTTCTGCTACACCATTTGAAATATCGCAAGACATTTTTTTAAGTTTTAAATGTTATAAAAAAGGGAGGAGCGTATACCCCTCCCCGATTATTTAATTAGCTAATATTAGTTAGCAGAGTTAGTGATTCCGTAAGTAACGATATCTTCTGCAAATCCGTATTTCGCATCCAAAGTGAAACGCATAACTACACGTACATTTTCTGATCCATCAAGATCTCCCATGTCCAAAACTTTAACTTGGTTCAAGTCAGAAAGAAGACCTGTAGCAAAGTGTAGGTTAGAAGATGGAGTAAGGATAGCTTTGTTATTATCCATTCCGTTAGCAACGAAAACTTTAACACCATCAAAGTAAACATCACCAAGAACTTGGTTAGTACCTTGTGCGTTAACACCCGAAGCACCAAGACCTGAAGCACCAAATCCACCCAAAGCACGTACATAAGCACGGTAGATATTTTGAGAAACATACAAAGTCAAATCAGGCTGATTGTACAAACGAGCAGGACAAGCATCAAGGATAGAACCCAATTGAGCAATAACGTTAGAAGCAGTTACCGAAGTACCAGCAACCTCTTGTGCAGCAGGAAGAGATGCATCTGTAGCCAACTGACGGTTGATACCTGCAATTTCTCCAGCTGAAGCGTTGTTACCATCCCAAATCATAGACTCAACGTTAGAAGCAACTTTCTCTGCTGCGTGAGCAATAAGGAAGTCAGCAAAAGATTTAGGAAGAACATCGAATGCTCCGTAACCCATCTCTGCAGCCTGCCATGTTTGGTGGAAGTCTTTTTTACAAAGTTGTAGATTCACTTGGAATTCTTCAGGATTCAATACCTTTTCAGTCAAAGTAACTGTAGAAGTAGCGTCGAAGTCACAAGTAGCGTTCTTAACGATTCCATCAGTAGCAACTTTTTGAATAACTTGTTTGTACTTTACGTTAGGGTGAATTTGGAATCCACCTTTTTCTAGAGTTGGTGCAGACAAAAGTGCAGCAGCAATGTACTTACCTGCGAACTCGCCAGCATAAGTAGTAGTAATTGATGTAGTTGTAGCCATCTTTTTTTATTAATTAAGTTTATTTATACATTTTTGCAAGTACAGAATCCATAGTAGATGCTCCTTTTTTGGTAGCAAATTTGAATCCTTCTACTTTATTTTCTTTCTCAGGGTTGAAAGTGATAGGTTTTACTTCTTCGAGTTCAACTTTTTCAGTAGCTTCTTCAGTAGTAACTTCTGTAGTAGGCTCAACTTTAGAAAACGTTTCCAATTTAGCTTTCAATTCTTCGTTCTCAAGTTTCAATGCTTCCATTTCAGAGAAGAACGTTTCTTTAATGATAGATTCTACCGTCTTTTTCGGATTAGTAACTTCAACTTCAGCTTCTGCTTCAACTGGCACTTCTGCTTCAGGTTGTTCCATTGGTGCTTCTTCTTCAGCAGCAGGAGCTTCTTTGATCTCTGCAATGATACCTTCTACAGCAACAACAAGAATACGACCATCTTCTAATTCATACTCACCTACAGGTAGAGGAATTTTTTGTTCGTCTTCAGTTACGATAACTACTGCCATTTCAGGGTCAAAAGAATCTGCTTCGATTATAGTCATTCCGTCTGCAAGCTTCATCATTTCAAGCTTAACTTCCATCCCAAGAAGTTGCTTAATTTGTGTTAATACATTTGTTTTCATACCTTATTAACTTTTGGTTATTTAGTCTGTTGTATTTTTTAATTAATCTGTCTTACCGTATTCGTGTTTACGACGTTGCTCGTTACTTGATTTACGAGACTTCCTACACCTTGCGCTTGTAGTGTTCCGTCACAACATTCTGCCTTATACGTTCCGTCATCACATAGACATCCACGCTTACCGCCTTTAGGCGATGTCTTACTTAGTGTTTTTTGTTTTTTTGCCATATCTATTAGTTTGTATAATATATTAGCCATTATCCGTCTTTTTAATGCTTAATGATTAATATATGAGTCGTTATACTTCGTTTACTGTTAAAATTATACTTGGAGTTTCAGGATAAGGAACCGTTGTGTTAGCTGGATCGTATTTGATATCTATTGCATCATCTTGTGTCCACATTAACTCGCAATATTGACCAGCAGTTAGCTTTATGAAAAAGTTCCACGCTGCTACCAAATAAATAGCATTCGCTTGTACTGCTAAGTGAGTTGCCGTGTATGCTACATCAGTTCCGTTTTTTCGCATCCATATTACAACTTGTTTAGTAGCACCACCACTTCCTCTCTGTAACTGAGCAGAAAACATAATGTTATATACTCCAGTCTTAGAAACAGTAATACGTGTAGGGTGTCCGCTTCCGTTATTTACTATACTTACACCACTTGTTGCGGCAGAATCAACAGAGTTAAATCTCATAGCTTCAATACCACCACTTGTGCAAGTTTGCGTAGTAGTGTCATAAAACGAACCACAATCTTTTGTTAGAAATGGTTCAATGATTGGCGCTAATCCATCTGCAAAGTCTTGTACGCTTACTCGCTTTATTACGTCACTATTTACATCGTCTAAATAAAGTAAGTCCGCTGGATCAATAGTGGTAAAATCTTTATATCTTATGAAATATGGAATCTCCATTTATCCTTGTCTTGTATAAAGTTTCTTGTAATTTTTACTTGACTTCAATTTACTTGCTTTCGTCTTTGCGTGAATACCCGGTCTTTTAACCTTTGGTTTTTTAAGAAAGTTAGTAACGTTAGTTTGCTTCGCCATTGCGGATAATTTCTTTTATTTTTTCAATAAGTTCGTCTTCTGTTTGTGGCTCACTAATCGTATCTTTTAGGCTCATTTCGTATTTGTCTGCAAAGTAACCTTCTATTGAAAATCCTTTAACCTTACCTTCTTTTACGTCTTTCCATACCTCATCATTATTTACCTTCATAGAAATCATCCACGTTCCTACTGGCAAATCAAAACCATATAATCGGCTTTTATCCGATTTCTCATCGTCAATAATCCAACTTTCTACTACACTTAGACCTTCTAATTTATCTTTGTGTTCGTAGGTAGCGTTATTCTGATTTGAACGCATAAGGAAAAGTTCGGAAGCCTTCTTAACTGTCTGCTCACTAAAGAAAATGTAATACTCTTCTTTCTTTTCGTTAACTCGGTAGATTTGTTTATTAGGGATTAAAGCAGCACCCATTAAGATACGTTTCTCTTCGTCTATCTTTTTTAGTTCTACTTCGTGTTTTCCTAATGCTATAAAGTTTTCCTCTATCGCAGGAGAACTAACAACTGAAACGGCATCTATACCGCTCATCTCATCCTTTTCGTCGATCACCAATTCTATAATTTTCATATCCTAATAACTTTAATCTTATCCGAACGTTGCGTAATTAATTCTATTCCTATCTAAATTCTGTGCTGTAGTAACCTCTCCACTCACTACATAGGCTTGTATAGGTTGGTTGCCTAATCCAGCAAGTGGGTTAGTAGCTTGTGCGTTTCCTACTATGTTGAAGTTAGGAGAAATTACAGAAGATGTACTGGCAGTATCTGTTCCTCCTCCATTTGGGCTTGAAGGTGTGGCGGGAGATTCAAATGTGGTAGATGCAATTTTTTTTATATTAAGCAAACCAGCAGTAATGGCAGCAGCAGCGGCAGCAACAGCTAATGCTGGACCAACTACAGGAACACCAACTACTGATTTATATGCACTCTGAGCAGATGAAAAAGTATCTATAGTGGCTTGTGCAATATTTGCAGCCTTTTGTATTTCAAATGCTTTTTTCTGTTCTTTTTCACTTTGTCCAGCAAATAACATAGCTAAATCAGCAATTCCTTGTAAAGATTGTTTTACTGCATTTAACGTTTTTTGTTGGTTTTCTATTTTCTTGGTAGCTTCCGCATCGCTTATTTGTTTTCTTTGCTCAGCATATCTCGCCTCTATAGCTGCTATTTCACCTTCAGTTAGTTCTTTGTTTTGTAATTCTTTTTGACGTTGTAATTCAAGTAAATCTAATTTTGCTTGAAAATTATTTTGATTAGCTATTAATTCTGCTTGTAAAAATCCTTGAGCATCTTTAAATTCGTCTTCCCGTAATTTATTAATACGTGCATTTTCTTTTTCTTGTAATTCAACTTTTGTAATAGATGAACGGGCTATAATTTCATCTTCTTGTTTTACTCTATTCTTTAATATTTCAATAAGATCTTCTGATTGTTTTTCAGATAGTTCTTTTTCTTTTTCCCATTTTTCTTTTCGTTTTTCTAATGCTTCATTTGCTGCCTCTGTAGCAGCTTTTGCTCTCTCTTTGTTTTTTGCTATTTCATCATCTGCTAATTCTTTTTCTTTTAAAGCAAATTCTGAACTTAATACACTTGCTTCTCTTTTTAATTCAAGTTTTTCTTGTTCTGCTTTAAATATTTCAGCATTAGCTTTTTTTATTTGTTCAGCGGATGCATTTTCATTATCCCTTATTTTAGCATTGGCTTTTATACGTTCACTTGCATTTTTCCACCTTGCATCAATACTTTTTTGAGCTGCGTCTAATTCTATGTCAAGCAATTCTTTTTCTGTAGCCCCTCTTAATTTAGCATCAGCTATTGCTTTTCTTGAATAATCAGTTAATTGTTTAGTAGAAAATTCTAATTCATCATTTAATGATTCTGTAGCCTTTTCTAAATTTTCCATTTCGGCTGCTGCTGATTCAGCTGCTGCGCTCATTTCATTTATTGCATAAGCTACTGCTGCAATAACTAATCCTACTCCAGTTGCTATAAAAGCCTTACTTGCTGTAGTCATTGCCCCAAAAGCATTTTTAACTACACCGCCTAATTGCTTAAATGAATCAATGCTCTCTCCTACACCCTGAAGACCTTGTGAAAGTGCCATAGCACTTTGTACCTTCAATAAAGTTTCTTGTAATGCCTCTGATTCTACCCCAATTAATCCTAATGCACCTTCATAAGCCTGAAATCCATTTAATACACCACCTATAGAATTACTTAAAGCATTGAATTTAGCGTCAGGGTTAAACGCATCAGTTAAGTCTTTTGCATCTGCAATAGCATCTTTTAACTCAGCGGCTCTTTTTGCTGCTTGTATAGCTTCTTGAGATGTAGCACCAAACTTTTCAGCAAGTGCAGTTACTTCCGCTTGTGCTTCTCTTAATTGGGCTTTAAGTGGTTTTAACGATTCCGTCTTTACCTCTAACTCTATTACTTTCTTTTCAGCCATTACTTATAGTCTTTTTCTTTTAACTTACGTTTGCCCTGTTTGTATGCTTCCTTAATACTCTTAGGTATTTCGTATCTTCCTTTAGCTATGTCTATGTAGTCCGACTTTCCGTAAAAATCATCAAGTTTTAGGATGTCTAATATGTGCTTTATCATAGGTCAGATATTACAAATGGATAATCTTCTTTTTCTGTAGTTCCGTCTTCGTATGTATACGTTATTACAATAGTTAAAACGTCAAATGTTCCTTCTTCACTTCTTAAATCAAAGAAATCTTCTGTGTCTAATCTATAGCTATCTTCCGTTATTAGGTAGTATGCTGGATCAGGATTAGCGGGAATATTAAATTCTACATTTGTGTCTACAAAGATTCTGTTAGGCGTTGCCGTTATTCCTGTAGTGCCTACGTCTATGTCAGCTTGTACACATTTGTTTGGTAGAATAACCGGAGACTTAAAAATTCCACCAGCTTTATCTATAATAAATTTCGGTTTCTTACGAATGAATCTTCTAAAATCTAAAAGCAAAACTAAGTTCACTTCTCCCGTAGTCAGGTTAGAACTCATCTCGTTTATTACGTATCGTTTATCTCGTATTACTACACGGTCATTTAAACGAATAGAAGCAAGTATAGAAAGAGGTAGATAGCATTTAACATATACCAATCTATTCTTCTTTACATACAAGTTATTTATGTAATTAGAGTAGTAGGTATTAAAGATATGGTTGTTAATTACTATATCACGTAAAGAACTAATCTCAGGCCCAAAGTTTAAGCTATAGTATTGACCATTAGCATACGTGTCTTGTCCGAATGGTATATAGTTAGTTAAAGTAGCTACAGATGAACCGTTGTTAAATTTAAAGTTACACGTCTTTTGCTCCGCCATATATAATAACATAGGTTTAGGAATATACTTACCCCAATTACGATTAATGCAATAGCCTACCTGTAGATCAGTACCAGTAAATTTGTTATGTAATAAATTCTCAAATGGAGACTCTACTAAATATTCTGCGCCATCGTAATCATAAGTCTGCTCCAAACTTCCGTATTCTCTTCCGAATGTATCTGAAA